TTTCTCTAGGCTAGGCTTCTGATATTTCTTTAATACTCGATACTCTATATCACCCATAAAACTAGAGCCAACCCACACTTCATAAGGCTTGTCTAAATCCCTGGTTTTACCACATAGATTCTTATCTTCCATATCATCTATTCTTTTGTCATACTTAGTAGTAGCTTCTTCTAAGCTCTTCTTTAGTCTAGCTTCTTTACTCATTATAACTTTCTCCTATTATATAAGGATTGATTGTATTTCTATTTTGGTAAGGCTAGAAATATAAGCCTTTTTCTAGTGGCTACTTGTAGCCCCCTAAAATCTTTAAAAATTTAATTGCCTCCTGGAATTGATTAGTAAATCCAGGATTAGATAGATAGTCCAGACCAATGCTAGGATCAGTCTAGGTTTATTTAAATTGTTTATAGAGTTTATAGTTATATCTATAAGCCTTGCTAACTATACCAAGCAGCAAAGGCTTTAATATATATCTACTATTTTTTATAAGCTTATGTTGTTCAATTAGGAATAGAAGGTAATTTCTTATTTGCTCTTTACTCATTTTATAGGATTCCTTTAGTTAGTGTTAGAAGTTTGCCTAGCATAGCAATTACTAACCAACTACTAGCCATGCGTAGATATATAAGGATTGATTGTATTGTATGGAATTTCATTTATTTCCTTTGTTTTGTTCGGCAGCTTCTGCCTATTTATTTTTTTTATTCTATATATCAAAAGAGCCTAGAAAAATTTCTAAGCTCTTAGACTTGTTTACTTTGTTCTGTTTTTAGTCTGTAAGTTTATCCACCATGTAACCAAGTGAATAAGCTAAGGCACTAAAGCACAACAACCCACCATAGAACAAGGCACTAACTTGAATGAGTAGTACAATCACATCTAACATTATGACTTAACTATTCGTTCAACTTCAACCACATCAGAGACGAAGCTATCAAAACCACAATTTAAATCCAACTTTAAATATGATGGCTTAAGCGTTTCGCCTTTCTTTGCACCACTTCCAACGTGTAACTCTTCCCATACTATTAGTTTAGGATTAGTAGGTTTTGGAAATGCTAAACCACGTTTCACGGCTTCAACTACAAACTCATTAAACAATACGTTCAACGCGTGTCTAGTTTGTGAAACGGCTTTAGTGGATTGTACTACCAACTCAGAAGAACGTAAACAACCTATAAAATATTTAGTCATGTCATAGGTTATTGTCTTGGCTTCTTCTTCTTCTAACTTAGCTAATGAGATTTGAAATTTAACCATACGCATAGTATTATTAAATCTATCGTCATCTAATCTAATTAACTTTCTGTTAGCGTTTTTATTCAAGTTTGCATCACTACCTAGAAATTGAATTTCTCCATCTATTAGAGTCTTACAAGTTTCTATTAAAGTGGTTTGAACTTCTGTATTTTTTACGTTTGTTTTACTCATGTTACTTTATCCTACTTTCTTAGGCTCATAGCCTAGTTTATTTTATCTTACATTTACGCCCAAAAGCACTTCTTTCAGACGTCTAAATATACGGCGAAATTTTATACTTTACACCATTAAATATAGAATTTATCCCCATTAGGGGAGGATACCTTACCCTGGTTTACATACTCTCTGACACATTCTAATTTAAAAAGAACGTTAAAAATTTGTGTAACGTAAAAATATAAAAAGAACGTAAATTAACGTTAAATAGGGAGAGTTAATGTCAAACGTTGATAAGTATAAGCCTGAGAAAATGATAGCATTGGAGCTATTAGCTACTAATCCTTCTATGAGTCAAACACAAATAGCAAAGCACTTAGGTATAGAGCCTAGAACTGTAAGATATTGGTTAAGTGACCCTTTATTTGTTGATGAATTTTATAAGAGATATATGGAGGTTGCAGGTCTTGAATTACCTAACGTTATTGCTGCGATGTTTGAGGAAGCAAAGATGGGTAATGTACAGGCAGGTCGTTTATTGCTGGAGCATTTTGGTAAGCTAGAGAATCGTATTAAAGTTCAAGTTGAAAGTCCTTTTGAGAAGTTTATGAAGATAGATGCAGATGAAGCAGAGTTTGTAGATATGGATGACGAGACTAAAGAGGTATTAGACCAAGTAGCCTCTGCAATGGAAGTAGGTAATATTGAGTTACCTGAACGTAATCCAATTAACGATACTCCTGGTAAGAGAGCAAGAGATGAAAAGGCTAAAATTGAAAATTTAGGGTTTAGAGCTGTTAAAGAAAAGGTTGTAGCCAAGAAGCAACAGAGTAGATATCAGGTTCGTAAAAGAGCTTTAGCAGTTGGGCTTGATTTATTGCCTCCTGGTAGACATTCAAAGGGAACTAGAGATGAGTGGATGGCAAAATTAGAAGAATTAGAAAAGAGTAATAGTTAATATATTAATCTACTACTACTCTCTTTTAGGAGAGTAGTAGATATATAGTATATATAGTTATATAGTATATATATATAAGACCTTTTAAAAATACAACACATTGTTATTGAAAGTCAAGGGTTAATGGATAAAAGTTTAATAGCGTTTAAAGAAAAATGGTTCAAGTTTACAAAGTTTATACCACACAAAGGACAAGAGAGGTTGCATTTCCCTCCTGGTGACCCTCGTTTTATAGTCGCTGTTTGTGGGAGGAGATGGGGTAAGTCTGTTGGTGCTGCAAAGGAAATAGAACTCGTAATAACTCAACCAAACAAACGTGCTTGGGTAGTTGCACCTACATATCAAACTGCTGAAAAAGTCTTTCGTGAAGTTTGGGATACAATGATTAACAAACAGGGTATGCCAACCAGGAGAGCATCGTATAGAGATATGTACATAGAGTTTGAGTGGGGTTCGACTTTCGAGGCGAAGTCAGCAGACAATCCCCCTTCACTTGTAGGTGAAGGACTTGACTTACTTGTATTGGATGAGGCTGCAAAGCAAAAGAAGAAGGTTTGGGAGATGTATTTGCGACCTACATTGTCTGATAGGAAGGGTAAAGCAATATTTATTACCACTCCTGAAGGATATAACTGGGTCTATGACCTATATTTGAGAGGTAAAGAAGATGAAGAATGGTATTCCTTTAATTCCCCATCATGGGAAAATCAATATGCTTTCCCAGAAGGTGAAACAGACTCTGACCTTAAAGAAGCTAAAAGAAATATGGATAAAACTATTTTCGACCAAGAATATGGGGCTGCTTTTACATCGTTTGCTAGCAGGGTTTATCCTTTTAATAGGAGTCTTGATGTGGGTAAGTATAACTTTAATCCTGAACTCCCTACTTATTGTACTATTGATTTTGGATTTCGCCAACCTGCTGTATTGTGGATGCAGTGTTATCTTCAGAAAGGGGTCTGGCACATAAACGTAATAGACGAGATTGCTCACGAAAGAAATGTGACTACTGAGACCTTAGTAACGATGGTAAAGGCGAAAAGGTATAATGTTATTACTTATTTTGGTGACCCTGCAGGAATAAATAAACAATCACAAAGTGGTTTGGGGGATATAGAAATCTTTCGTAGATTTGGCATAACTATTCACTCTGTAAAAGACAGAGTTAGTAGGGACATCGAAGCAGGGATCAGTCATGTTAGAGGTTTTGTAGAGAACGCAGAGAAAGATAGGTTTATTCATATCTCTGCTAAATGCGTTAACCTTTGCAAGGATTTTGAGAATTATAGATATCCTGAACACAAAGAAGGAAGCGACTTGAGAAAGCTACCAATTAAGGATGGCATCCACGACCACACGATGGATGCTTTAAGATATTTTTTTATAAACAGATTTCCATTAAGACAACAGGGACTAACCTTTGAAAGGCGAAAAAGTAGATGAATGCACTTGACATTATAAAATCCTCCATAGAACAAGAGAAACTAAATATTGCGAAAGGGAGGAGAAGAGAGGTTGAGAAGTTAGTCAACTATTATACAGGAACAAATACAGAACACTACATAGAAAGATACTTTAACCCTGATATCTTCTCTGATGTCCCTTTATATAAAATTAATATTACTCGAAAGTTTATTGATAAGATGAGTAGAGTTTATATTGCAAAGGCGAATAGAAAATTAGGAGGGAATCACTCTGATGCTTACGCATCCCTTACAAGAAAGAAAGACCTGCGAATGAAGCAAGTAGAGAGGATGACTAATCTTTTAGGCACTCCTGCTTTACAAGTCTCCTGGAATGATAAGGGATATGGAGAGCCTTATATCGACCATAACCTTATTTATTATTTCAATCCACATTTCGATAATGACCCATACAATCCATCTGCTATTACTTATCCATCTCTTATGCCAACTGCTGATATATATAATTCAAGCAAACTTCAGTATGAGTATTGGGATGATCAGGTTCACTTACAGTACGATGAGGATGGAAATGTTATCTTTGAAGAAGTTAACCCATATGGCGTACTCCCATTTATGTTCCCTAGAGATATAGAGCAAATTGATGATTTTATAAATGAGGGTGCTACAGATGTGGCTGCTGTCAATGAGCAAGTGAATATTACAATGACAAACCTTCAGCTTGGACTCCACTATCAAATGCTTGGGCAACCATATGCTACTGGTATTTATTCAGATACTCCTATTCAAAGAGTAGGGCCAGACGTTATTGTTAACGTTCCTGAAGGAGGGACTTTTGGTATAGCCTCTCCTGCTGGTGATTTGAATGGCGTTGTGAATACTGTTAAATTCCAATTAGAATTACTTGCTCAATCAAGGCATATGAATATAACTTTTGATAGCAACTCTGATAGACCTTCATCAGGATTAGCTTTAATGATTAAGGATTTTGAGCATATGGCTGACTATGAAGATGATATTGAGAGATTTCGTTGTTTTGAAAATGAGCTGTATGAGATTGAAAGTATAATTGCATCTGTTAATGGAATATCCTTACCTGGCGATTTCTCTGTTGAATTTGGCAAGTTAGACTATCCAACTACTGCACAAGAGAAGATTGCATTAGAAACCTATGAGCTAGAAAAAGGCTATGTTACTGATGCTGAACTTCTTCAGAAAAGAAAAGGTGATATCACATTGGATGATGCCAAGTCTATTCTGAAGGAGAATGTAAGTGGCTAAAGGTGATTCTAGTTTTTACAATAGGTTTGTACAATGGGTTGGGGCTGTTGGGAGGCCTAAAGTAGAGAAATCAATAATATCTAATTCTGGCCCAATAACTAAATTTATTGAGTGGGTTAACCATAATAGGGCAACTACATATTACTCTAAGATTCCAAACTCATCTAAAAGAGCTAAGTATAGGAAAAAGACTAATACTCAAAGGACTAAAGAAAGAAGTAGTTATATTAGAGCATCTGAGTTTGGTGGAAAAAGGGAAGAAGATGTTATAAGCCAGGCTAGAGGAGAAATGTCTAAAAAAACTATAAATGAATTAACTAGTAGTTTTTTTGACCCTTCTACTGCGAATTTCAAAGTTTTTGAATTAAATAAAAACCCTACTTTTGATATATTGACATCTGGTATATTAGAGAAGTTTGGAGCAGGGCAATTGCCTAAAGGCACTAAAGATAAATGGGATAAAGCAACTGCTAAAGTATGGATAGGCGTTGGAAAGGATATGGCACGAGATGGATTTTAAAAAAATAAAGGAGATTTTCATGAAGGATGCTAGATATGAACTCTTGGAAGATAGAGTTAGACAATTAGAAGATATTATTGATGAGCTTATTATAGATGTTAATGAAGATATCAATGCTGATGATGAATGTATAGCTATACTCCCTAGCTCTGTTATGGACGAAATGGAAAAGATAGTAAATGAGAATATCCATGTGATAGGAATCACTTAATACTTGCATCCTTACACTCTATAGATTTAACTTTACCCCAAGTTTTAACTAATAAAATCGTAAACAAGGAGATACCATGTCAGAAGGACAAGAGATTAATGATGTTCAGAACGAACAGCCAGTAGCACCAGATGATGCTAATGTAGACTATAAGTCGCTATATCTTGATGAAGTTCAGAATGCAAAGAAACTTCGTAAGAGAGCGCAGGATTCAGAGTCAACCATTCAAACTTTTACTAAATCTCAGGAAACACAGAAAGTTAAGCAACTAAAGGAACAAGAGAAGTTTAAAGAACTCTCTGAGAGCCTTCAAGGACAGCTTGATAGTGTCACCCCTTTTAAAGAAAAATGGGAAGTCCATGAGGCTAGTGAACGAGAATTATTACTTTCAAAACTCCCTGAAGGAGATAGAGAGCAATTGGCTGGTGAGAGCTTAAAGACGTTAAAATATATAGCGTCTCAAATTGAAGCATCAAAGCCTGTTAATCCAAACCCTTCTCCTGGAGTAGCTAGAAACATTAATGTAGGTGACGTTGATGTCACTAAGATGGATTCTAAAGCAAAGAAAGCTAATTGGGACTCTGTACTCGCAAAATATAATGTGAAAAAATAACAATATAACTCTACTTGAAGGCGAAAGCAGTTGATAGAGAGTTTAATTACAGAGGTATAAAATGGCTTACGCAGCAGAACCTGCTGGTGGACAGCATCAAAGTATAACAAGTGGGATGTCTTTAGAGAATGTAGTCCCTGAACTGTGGTCTGATATGATTATGGACTACTTACAAAATAAACTGGTTTTCAAAAACCTATTGCAAGACTATTCAGAGCTAGTGAGTGGTAAAGGTGATGTGATTCACATTCCTAAACTAGCAGCTGGTGGTGGTGCAGAACAAGCAGACCTTGGTAACGCTGGTGATAATAGTGGTGACACTGCTATTGCAGCAATCAAGTATGACCATACAAGTGAAGGTGAAGCAACTATTACTATCGACCAACATTGGTATGCAGCTAAGATGGTTACTGATGTAGGTAAAGTACA